TTCTCTTGCTGTCCAAACATAAACTGTGATGACAGATTCGGACTTAGATTTTTTAAAGATACGTTTCTCTTTACCTTTATCTTCAAATCTTTTGGTGGTGCCTTCTTTACTAGTTTGAATTTATCATTCTGATCTTTTGAATGAAAACAAACTTGATAGATTGGATCACCTCTTTTTATATTGACAGATCTATCAACATCAAAGACATTATATGCGAATGATATATGTCTGGGCCATGCAGATACATTGAACCAACCACCAACTAACACAATGTTGTTCCTTGCAGATGCCTCTGGATGAGATCTTTGCTCAATCCAAATATCTTTTTCTTTAGTCCAGAATAAAATCCTAGGAACTGTTAGTTGCATAGTCAATCTATTTGGATTCTTAAGAAACCAATTAGGATTACTAAATGTTGGTTCCGTTAGAGCATCATATGAATCACCACTGAGATGTGGATTGTTAATGAAAACTTCACCAGTTGAATTTAACTTTGAAAAATCAAAAGTAAATTTAATATCAATCGGTGACTTGATAGTAAAAGTTCTCTTTGCTTTATGAGACCAAGCTGGACATTCAAAAAATGCAAAATTCTTATCAGTCTCTGATATTTGTGTCTCTGGGGCAAAAGAAAACCGATCATCCGCAAGAACAGATTCCTCTGGATGCATTACTTGATCATTATTTCCAAATCCTTCTTCTGAAGGATAGTAATAAATTGTTTTCATTTTAGATTTAAATAACTTATTCCATCAATATACTCACCTTTGACAAAGTAATTGAAAGATAGACTATATCTTAACTCTTCACTGTAAGACTTGTCAACATAGTGTTTCAAAAATGATGGGAATAATAAAAGTTTTTGTTGTTCTGGTAAAAAGGATACTGAAGATGAATTTATTTTATTTGTGTAATGAAGATTATACGCAAGACCAGGATATGTCCAGGTATTTTGTTCATTAATAAAATTAATTTTTCCAGATTCTTTAGGAGTTTTTAGATAGACAACACCACTGTAATGAGAGTTTGAATGTAGGTGTGTACTTATGTAGTCTCCAAATCTTTGTTTATTTGCCCAGGAAGTTGTTCGCTCAATAAAGTGAGCATGAGGATCAATACCAATGTCGTTGAACACAAAGTTTGACATCTCAAGATCAATGCGTGTGGCCAAACCTTTCAATGTATCAAGCGACAGGATATCTTCTTTGTAATCAATTTTTGTTGTGTAACCATGTGGATTTCCCCATGGATCAAAGTCTTCGCACCAGTTCTGTTGTTCAACAAAATTAAGATAGGTTTTAAACTGGTCAGGATCAATGCCCAAATCCACTTCACGGATTGGGGTGGGGAAAACATGGTGAAGCATTATGCTTTTACACAATCTTTGCGATATGCAGGAACATTAGCAGGGTCAAGCCAACAAGTATAATCATGATCTTCCATAGCAGTCATCAACTGCATTTGGTTATCACAAAGATACATGTCTCGATAATGACCAGTATATGAATCCACTTTTTGAATTCGACAGTCTGGCATACCATTGATTTCTAGTGTGCCACACTGAACATACCGATATGGAAAACGCTCAAGAAGTACTTCAGTTTTCATCAGGCAACCTCTACAGACTCAAGATCAGAATAAATTTGATCCATTAGAATCTCATAATCGTCTAGAGGATCTCCTGAAAAAACTACACCGTTGGTCTCATAGAACTTACGAACTTTTTTGAAGAGTTTAGGGTTCTTAACGTCAAGAAGAAAATCACCATTCGCTGCCCCAGTCAGGGTTTGAATGTCTTTCTTGAATTTTGCAGTCAGTGCCATCTCTTTGTGTTGATTACTCGATTATTATAGTGGAATGTGACTGAGGTGTCAATCCTTTTCGTACTCGTCAGTCATTTTTTTGTGCAGGTCTGCAAAGTCATTGGTCAGATCTACAAAGCGGTCAGCCCAGGTGTCTCCACCTTCCTGACCTTTAAGTGGGTTGATGCACGTTGCATCGCCGTGGTTATTGCAAACAAGTCCTGCAAGATCTATTTCAGACCCTTTAGCACCTGTTCTCCACATATGTTGACCATTTATCCAGACAGCCCCACACTTGGGGCATTCCTTACGTTCCAAGCTGAGCTCGGACAAGTTTCGGTCGTTCATTTTTTTTAGGTTATGGATGGGGGTGGACCTATTTTCTCCAAAACCTCTTGCTGTTTGAGGTATAGGAGAGCATATTGCAATAACACTTTTTTCACCTCATCTATGTCGTCGCATTCAGCGACTTTTCTAGATAACATTTCGTAAGTGAATTGCTTTTCCGACGATTGCAAGTCCATGGTACTATTTAACCTTTTCTAAACGAGTGCATTTCTCGTCAAGATCATAATACAATTTGTAACAATTTGTCAATACATAGTACCCAGTAATCTCAGAACTATTACAGGTATACCCGTAAGCCCTGACCTTTTCACAACGCCCATCGATATTAAAACATTTGTCTGTGTGTAGGTATGAGTGGTAACGTTCGTCCAGGTTGATCATCTGATTTCAAAATTGAGTTTGCGAACTTTGCGTTTGCGTCGGTTCTCCTGATATTCTAAGTCCTTTTCGGTAAAAGCAGTGTGACTCTTAATACTCTTATCGGTTTTTGTCAGGACTACCAGATCAAGATTGACGGCTGTAATTTTATCGTCAATTAGTGTCATCATATTCGGACACCCACAACTCTGTGGTTTGTTCGTGCTGGTCAATTCTACATTGCAGTTTTTGCATCTGGCAGATAACATGGTTTAATGTCTCCTTGATATCGTCCAACTCTTTACGAATAAGTTTATTTTCACATTTTAGTGGACGCTGAATTAATTTCTTTAATTTTTTTGTCTTCATATAAACTTCTTCGGATGTCTACTATCATATGTATAAGAATATTCATGATTATTTACAAGATCATCAACTCTATCAGAGATGCAATAACAAAAAGCGAGAGTCGTTCTCAGTTCATCGGTAAAATTATTTGGAGATGCTCCATAGTGTTTCCAATGAGATGGTATTAAAACGCCACAATTTGGTAGATATGGTGTGTAATGATATTGACCAGTCTCTGGATCTACGCAAACAAATTCACCACCCCACTGAATATCCCAATTATCATTAGTGAACAAAACAAAAGTCCAAACATATTCTTGTGAGAAGTCATGATGGAACCCACCTTTTTGTAAGGCAGTTTGACCATTAGCGTGTATTTTAACTAGATGTAATTTTTCCTTTATATGTTTTAGAATTTTTAACTTTATATATGAGGCGACATTGAAAAAAAGTAATTTGTCATGAATATGCTTGAATCCCCAAGATCGCTCTAGTCCCATTTCTGATGCATTATTCAGTCCCCAAACATCTGAATCAAGCTCATCGATAACTGCTTCAAACAAGTCATCATTTAAAACATCATAGAATTCAATAGGAAATGTCATGCGAAAAGAGATAACTTCATTTGTGGATAGCGTTTATCAATTACTTCAAAGTCATCACGATCACAATACATAAAAGCAACTGATTTTCTCATTCCCGCTTTAGGTGTATTGGGTGCAAAACCATTATGTTGCCAATGACTTGGAATAACTACACCACCATTTGGTATATATGGAACATAATTATACTGATTAGTAGAAGGATCTCTAGCAACAAATTCACCTCCCCAAGTTGTATCCCACTCTTCACTGAGGAATAATACAAAAGTAAAACAATTATCCACTTTTTCAAAGTCTACGTGAAACTCAGGACATTCACCAAACAGTTTTCCATTAACTTGAATTTTTGCAATTCTTAGATCTCTCTGAATATGTTTTTTGAGTTTGAGTAAGATATGAGTTCCGACATTGTAATATATCATTCGATCATGTTTAGACAACTGACCAAAAAATTTACTATCTGAATTTTTATTTGCTACGTAAGTTCCATTACCAAAAAACCACTCCGTCAATTCTGCATTCATTGCTTCAAACAATGAGATGGGAAGAACGTTTTCAAATATAATCGGATATCTATTCATTAAAGCCCCCAGTCGGATTTGAACCAACGACCTACGCTTTACAAAAGCGTTGCTCTACCGCTGAGCTATAGAGGCGATGGCACTCCCAAGGCTGGATTTGAACCAGCGACCAGCCGATTAACAGTCGGCGGCTCTGCCACTGAGCTACTTGGGAATAAGTGTTCCCCGAAGGGAAAGCGGAGTATCGGAATCGAACCGACGACATCTAACTTGGAAGGATAGCGTTCTACCGCTGAACTAACTCCGCGAGGCAGGCCCACCAGGAATCGAACCTGGGACAACCGCTTAGAAGGCGGGGGTTATATCCGCTTAACTATGGGCCCTTGTCCTCTTTTTTTAGTTTGAAGTAGAGTTTATAGTATCTCTTCTTCATTTCATTGATAGTTTCCATATCTTCTTGGAAACCCATGTACTTGAGGAGTTGGGATGACCCCTCAAGTTCACTCAGTAATCTTAACACGTTGACTGGATTTTTGTCAAGACCACCGAAAGACCATTCATCTAGGCCCATACTAATTTAGCATGGTAATCATGGGCATAAATT